GGTACAGGCACACTGACAACATATACGTGGCACCATGTTGCAATGTCTAGAAGCGGATCCAATACCTACTTCTTTTTGGATGGAGCGCAAGTTGGTACAACAAACACCAGCATTGGTTCAAAAGTAATAGACTCCAATTCCAACACATTTTATATTGGATACGCAGTATCTGGTTCATATTATATCAATGGATATGTGTCTAATTTGAGATTGGTCAACGGCGCAGCACTATACACCGCAAACTTTACTCCAAGCACAACATCACTAACCTCAGTAGCAAATACAGCACTATTGACCTGTCAATCACCATCTTTCATTGATAATAGTATAAACAATAACTTAGTTTCAGCAAACACATATACAATTAAACCAGTGGCGGTTTCTCCATTTACACCACCAGCACAAACTGTCGCCAACACATTTTCATATTCTTCAAATAACTATAGTGGTTCAATTTATTTTAACGGCAGTACAGATTATTTGACATTAGCAAACTCAGCTTATGCTTTTGGTGCAAACAACTTTACTATAGATTGTTGGATATATCCCACAGTAGTTAATGGAAGTCAATATTTGTTTGATAATACACAAAGTTCAACGTCTGGTTCGTATACAGTTGGGCAATTTTCTTTTTATATATCGTCTGGATTATTAACTTTTAATTATGCATCTAGTGCATCAGCATTACAATCAACCGCTAGTTTATCATCAATACCTCCATTTCAATGGACACACGTTGCAGCAAGTAGGGCAGGAACAACAATAACAACGTATATAAACGGAAATAGTTCTGGATCATTAACCGGCGTATCACAAGTTGTTGGTGTACCAGGATTGGCATCATTTGGTGTTCAAGCTTCTTCAAGTGTACCTTACCTGGCGGGTTATGTTTCTGATATTAGAATAACAAAAAATCTTGGAATTTATCCTTCAGCAAATAACGCCGCAGCTGCAGGATCTTTTTATCCGCCAGCGACACCAGCTTCACCAACCGTTTTATCATTACCTGGATATCAAACATCAAACACATCAAGTAATACATGGATGTTGATTAACGGTACAAGTGGTGGTATTTTAGATGCAACAAGAACAGCCGATTTCTTAACTTTAGGAAATACAAGAAGTATTACATCTGGATATACACCTTATTTGGGTAACACATATTCTATATACCTTCCTGGTGGAAACGATTATTTGAGTGTTCCTTCTAGTTTTGCATTTGGTGCAAACAACTTTACGGTCGAATGTTGGTATTATTGTACTAACACAACACCTACGAATATGTTAATTGATACTAGACCTGGTGGTGGAGGAAATGGTTGGGCAATAGCAGTTGGAACTGGTACATTAGCACTTGCATATAATGGAGGATCTGCGGTAGTTTCAAGTACGGCAATTGCAAACACATGGGTTCATGTAGCATTTGTTAGAAATAATAACCAAACGACTATGTATGTTAATGGAGCAAACGTTTCATCTAGTACAGATTCAACCAGTGTTGTGGCCAGTAACCCAGCAAAAATTGGTTCATTATCAAGTTATTCGCCAAATACAAACTGGAACGGTTACATTTCTAATTTTAGAATTATTAACGGTACAGCTGCATATACAAGTCCGTTTACACCGTCAACGGCACCATTGACAGCAGTAGCAAATACAGTATTATTAACCGCACAATCAAATAGATTTATTGATTCAAGCAGTTCTGCACTTGCAGTTTCACCAGGAGGTAATACTGCTGTAAGTGGTTTCAATCCATTAAGCACAACAAAAGGCACTTCAATTTATTTTGATGGAATTTCACCATCAGCTTTGAGAGCGGCCAATAGTAATAACACCATTTCTTTTGGATTGGGTGACTTTACTGTTGAAACTTGGGTATATCAAACTTTAAACACTGGTGCAAAACCGATTGCATCATTGGCAAGTTTTGCAGCTTCTGGAAATGGATTTGCATTATACTCAAATACTGGTGCACCAGCATGGGTCTTTAACGGCACTGCGGCCATAACTGGTACGGCAATTTCAGCAAACTCTTGGAACCATATTGCGGTTGTTAGATCCAGTGGAACAACAAAAATGTATGTTAACGGTTTGCAAACCGGTGCAACAGCTGGTGTTGTTGATAGTACATATTATGGACCAAGTGGAACTTCTCCTTTGTTGTATATTGGTTATGATGGTGGATCAAATTATTATACTGGATATATGACAGACGTTAGATTTACTAAGTATGCACGTTATACATCCAACAACACAACCTATTTGAGTAACGGTCCGTACTTAACTCTGTGATGAATAAATAGTAAATAAAAGAGAATAAAAATGGCCACAACAACAACTAGATCCGACTTTAAAAATTATTGTCTAAAACGTTTAGGTTTTCCAGTCATCGACATTAACGTGGACGATGACCAGGTGGAAGACCGTATTGATGACGCTCTACAATATTGGCAAGACTACCATTTTGACGGTCTACAAAAAGTCTACTATGTACACATATTGACACAAGATGATTGTAACAATATGTATTTGGATTTGTCTAGTTGTACGGACAAACAAGGAAATCCACTAGATATTAGTGGTGTGACCCGTATATTTCCACTTACAGATTCACAAGCTTCAGTCAATATGTTTGACTTGAGATATCAACTACGTTTGAATGAACTGTATGACTTCACATCTGCATCTTACGTCAACTATACATTAACTCAACAACACTTACGTTCATTAGAAACTCTGTTTACAGGTGAAGTTCCTATTCGTTTTGTACGTAACATGCAACGTTTGTATATTGACTGGAACTGGGGTGCATCTGAGGCCCCTCCAGGACAACCTGTTATCTTAGAATCATATGCAATTATTGACCCAGATGTATACGGTAGAGTTTGGAATGACCGTTGGTTGAAAGAGTATGCAAGTACTTTGATTAAGATTCAATGGGGTTCTAACCTTAAAAAGTTTGAAGGCATTCAGTTGCCAGGTGGTGTCACATTAAATGGTGAAAAAATCTTTAATGATGGCATGGAAGAAAAGAAACGTCTTGAAGAAGAAATGATTACCAATTATGGTGGTCCATTAGAATGGTTTATGAACTAACATGGCAACCTCACAGTATTTCAATAATTACAATGCCAACTCCGAACAAAGAGTTGTTGAAGACCTAATTGTAGAATCCATTAAGATTATGGGTTTTGATGGCATGTACTTGCCTAATGATAATGACCAGGCAAGAGATTTGTTATACGGTGAAGACCCAGTTAAAAAGTTTCAGTCAGCTTTTCCAGTAGAATTTTATCTATCATCATCACTAGAATACATGGGTGAGAAAGAATTCTTCTCTAAGTTTGGCCTAGAAATTAAAAACAACGTCAACGTTATTCTATCTAAGCGTTCATTCTCACAAAGAGTACCACAAAATACATTTACAAGACCTCGTGAAGGCGACTTGATTTATGTACCATTTTTGAACGGTACTGGTGAGTTGTTTGAAATCAAGTTTGTCAACCAGACTAAAGACTTCTTTACCTTGGGTCGTAAGATTCCTTATTTCTATGAATTGGAAATGGAGAAATTCAAATACTCACAAGAAATTATCAGTACTGGTGTACCAGATATTGATATCATTGTTGACAACTCAGCATACACAATTGATTTGGAGATGGGTGTTGGTACAGGAAGTTACTTGGCCAAAGAAATTGTATTTCAATCTCCAGACAATACACATGCCAATGCAACAACTATGGCCATAGTTTCATCTTGGGTACCAACTGCCAATACACTTTCAGTTACCAATATTGCAGGTGAGTTTGTGGATGATATGGCAATTATTGGTGTAACAAGTAATGCACACTTTAACCTTTCAACATATAGTCCATTGAATGTGAAGTTGCATAACGAGAAGTATGACAACTTGTATATCAATCAACAAGCAAACAGTTTTATTGATTTTAGTGAAATCAACCCATTCGGAAGTATCTAATGGCAAACATATTCTATAACAGAACCATTCGTAAATTGGTGGTAGGTTTTGGTAACCTATTCAACGATATTACATTGGTTCGTTACAACCCAGATAACTCCGAAGCAGAACGTTTTATTGTTCCCATTGCATATGCAGCCAAAGAACACTACGTTCAACGTTTAGAAGCTGACTATAATTTAGACAAAAAAGTTCAAATGACATTACCTAGATTGTCTTTTGAAATGACTGGCTTAAGATATGATGCATCCAGAAAACAAAATACAAACGTAAAGAATTTTGCACAAACTTTGGATGGAGTAGTTGGCCAATACAATCCAGTACCATATGATTTGACATTCAATTTATATCTTTATGTACGTAACATTGAAGATGGTACACAAGTCATCGAACATATTTTACCATACTTTACACCAGATTATACAATCAAGTTGAACATGATTCCTGAAATGGGAATTGTTAAAGAAGTTCCTATCATTCTAAATGATGTGTCACAAGATATTACATATGAAGGCGACAGAAGTTCAGACCCTCGTATGATTATTTGGACATTAAGTTTTACTGTGAAAGCCAACTTTTATGGTCCAGTTTCAAAAACAGGCATCATTAAAACATCAATCACAAACATCTATAACGACATAACATCAGATGATGTGGTTGCGATGAACATGGGTGCATCGGGTGTAGGAGCATACCAAGTTGGTGAAATGGTATATCAAGGTTACAATATTAGTACCGCTACAGCCACAGCAAGAGTTTTAGACTGGGGTAATTTGACATTGAAATTGACTGAAGTAAACGGTAACTTTGTATCAAATCAACCTGTTTATGGATTAAATTCTGATGCAAATTATTTGTTCAATTCATATAACATACTAGGTCAAAACACACAAAAATATGTAGAAATTGATATTGTACCAAATCCTGCAAACGCTAACGCCAATTCACCATATATAGCTAATACAACAATTACTGAATACAGATAACAATGAATACGTTTGATAAGAACATGGAAAAAATATTTGATGTGGCTCCGGTAGAAAACAAACCCAAGCCACTGGTTCCTGTTGAGAAAAAAGAATCTACAGTTGGTGACCTTGACCT